CGTTAAGTACAATATACTGTACGTTAGTTGGATATGCAGAGAATTTATAAACATTTATAAAAACTTATAAATATGGCAACATTCACGAAAGTAAATGATTTTGTAGAGCATCTTTCAGAGGGCGTTCACAATTTGGGAACAGGACAATTGATAGTAGCGTTGAGTAATACTGCTCCCGGTTCGGAGACTTCAAATCCGCTCAGCGACGGTAACGGAGTTCTGGCTAATGTAACTCAGATTAGTTATACCAATCTGAGTTCACGGAACATTACCACCACTTCATCAAGTCAGACTGCTGGCGTTTATTCCTTAGTGCTGGCAGATTTGGTGCTTACTGCAGGAGTTGGAGGGTTGGCAACATTCAGGTACGTGTACATCTATAATGATGATCCTACCTCACCGGCTGATCCTCTGATAGGTATGTATGATTACGGGGCAGGTGGGGTAACGCTGAATCAAGATGAGACGTTCACCATAGACTTCACCGAAGCTCAGACGCTGATTGACATCACGTAGTTGCAACCGCAATTCAGAGGATCACTGCTGTTGGGTTGAGGGAAAGCGGTGCGAGTTCCTTTTGGAGGGTAGTAATCCGAGGTGGACATGCAGGCTTAGGGCGGAGCTTGGAAGTTGGGAGGCGGTGTATAAGGACGAGGAGTACAGGAAAAAAATAAAGCCTGTTTGGGAGCGGCTGAAGATTAAAGATTGCGGAGATTATGAATGTGAAAATTGTTTGAGTAATGGCAACACTTAACACCTTACTGGTTAATGCGGATAGCGCGGGCGGCCCTCGCAATTGGGCATCGCAGGCATTTGCCGGAATTGACGAGGGCATAGCCGGAGCAGACGGCACAGCGATAGGAGACAATACGAATGCTAATGCCACGTTGGATACTTCATTTTTGCTTTCTTCGGTTAATTCGGATTTTGGCAACATGGATACTTTGCTGTGGCAGGTTAGAAGAAGGGTTATCGGGGCGCAGACCAATACCAGGAGCCTGCTGATCAGGATTGTTAAGGAGGCCGATGGTGCGGTGCTGGCGGCGGCAGATTCGGGAGGTACGTTTCAGAGCGTAGAGGCTGGAATTACTAATACTACTTTTGATAACGGGACAGCTACTGGGTTTGATTTCGTGGACACTTCGGCAACAAAAGACGATTGGAATGACGGGAGAGTAGAAATACGGCTAGTGATAGTTAAGAGCATGGCCGGTGATGCCAACGGGGTAGAGGTGGACACGCTGGAATTAACTGGTACTTATACAGAAGAAGCCGTTAGCTATACCATGCAAGCCGAAAAGGGTAGTTTCCTGCTCGATGGTAAAGATGCGGGTTTACTAGCCGGGAGGTTGTTACAATCAGAGACAGGAAATTTTTTGCTTGATGGTAAAGATGTAAGCCTTTTGGCAGGGCATAGGCTGAATCTTGAAACCGGAAATTTCACTTTATCAGGCAAGGATACTAATTTTCTTATAGGCAGGGTATTACAGGCCGAAAAGGGATCGTTTGTTTTAGACGGCAAAGATGCCGACCTGCTCACCGATGTAGGGTACACGCTAACAGCAGAGAAAGGATCGTTTACTGTCAGTGGCAAGGATTCCAGTTTGCTTGCAGGCAAGAAGGTAGAAGCCGAAAAAGGGAGCTTTATCCTTGACGGCAAAGATGTATCATTTTCTGTGGACTATGTCTTGCAAGCACAGAAAGGTTCTTTCGTTGTCGATGGCAAAAACGCAGACCTGCTCACCGATCCCCCTCCTTCAGGAGGAACTGATTTTGAATTATTACTATTACGATGAACTCTATTCCCGCGATGACATCGCAAAAAGTTCATGACTATCTCACAGAGATAGGAAGTGGGTGGCAGCGTAAAGGTGTAGCCATGGAATTGGGATGCTGGCTGGGTGCCAGTTCTATTGCTTTGTTGAGGGGCCTTGTAAAGGCAGGATATGACCTGGATTTCTGGGCTTTTGATAAATGGGACACCCCCGCTCCGCAAGTTGTGAAGGCAAAGGCACAAGGGATGAAGATAAGTGCAGGCCAGGATTTGAAACCTTTGTATTGTGATAATGTCGGCAAGATATATTCAAAAATAAAAGCTATAAAGGGCGGCATGCCTGCCACGCTATCAGGTTTTAATGGTTCTGCTATTGAAATATGTATTTTCGATGCACCCAAGCAGGAGCCGGTATTCACCGGATGCGTTAGGGCGCTGAAAAACTTCTGGATCGAAGGTGTCACAGTGTTGGGGCTGTTGGATTATAACTTCTATGAACGCCATAATGGGCGAAAAAGACAACAATTCAGGGCTCCTGTTGACTTCATGGAAAAGTATGGTAGTCATTTTGAGGTTCTCAAATCCTGGGATGATGAATGCCCGGTATTTTTCAGGTATGTAAAAAAAATAACAATGGATTAAAATATTTGCTTAATCGTTTGCACGATTAAGCAAATATTGATTAATTTAACGGTCTAAATGAAAATCAAGTTATGAACGGGGTGATTACCCTGAATTTCAAAACAATTTCCTACCAGGTTCGCACCGAGCAGCGCCAGGGTCGTGGCTATTGGATTTTGCCCGTTGTCATGCTCGTGGAGGGTGTTCACAATGGAAGCAGAGGTGCTGTCCTTCACACGAAGGCAGAACTTTCCGACAGTGTCAGCCGATGGAACGGACAACCCATCGTGGTAGATCATCCGAAGGTATCGGCTAATGATGAGGGTACCATCAAGGTTGGCGTTATTGAAAATGCGCGCATGGAAGGTGAAAAATTAAAAGCCGATTTAGCTATCGATATTGAAAAACTCAGAGAGCATTCAGAGGAGACCTATAATATTTTATCCGACGGAAGGGCATTGGAGGTATCAACAGGATATTTTTCAGAATTTTTTGAGTTAGATTCTGAATGGAACAACATAAGATATACTGCTATTGCCACACACATCCAGCCGGATCATCTGGCGTTATTACCCCATGATGTGGGAGCTTGCAGCATTGATGATGGATGTGGAATCAGAAACAAAGAAAACATGACACCCAAGGAAAAAAAAGAAAGACAGCAACGTTTAATAAAAAATATTTTGGATGTCAAAAACCAGGAAGGTTTTAAGAAGCTGATCGAAACTCTTCAAGGAGTAGTGAATGGCATGGATACCAGCACGGAATATTATTTTCTGGAAGAAGTTTTTGAAGATAATTTCATTTATCAGAAATATAATCGTGATTCCGGCGAGGTAGAATATTACAGCAAATCGTATACAAAGAATGAGGATGGCACGGTCAAAATATCCGAGGAAGCAACACGTGTTAACAAAGAAATCAATTATACAACAGCAATTAATAATAATTATATGAATACAAATGCAGCCTGTTCAGTAGATGCATTGATAAAAAACAAGGCCACGAAATTTATCGATTCCGATAAGGAGTGGCTGAGTAAATTGTCAGAAGACCAGCTCAAAAAGCTTGAGCCGGTGGCAAATGCTGAGCAGAAAACTATTCCCTTCCAGGAGGGGGATGAGAGTAAGCAGCCTGAGAAGGTTGACAATACAGATGCTCTGCGTGAGCAGATGAAACAGATCCTCAATGAGGAGTCTGATCCTGAGAAGTTTGCTGATTCATGGCTCCCCAAAGAGGTGGCCCAGCAGATTAAGACAGGATTATCTACATACCGCAATCAAAAGAAACAACTGATTGAAGGTATTGCAAACAATTCAGAATTTACTAAAGAAGAACTTGAGCCAATGGAGATTAACTATTTGTCTAAACTTCACCAGTCTTTGAACAGGGAAGAAAAGGCAGTCAGTGTGTTTTTAAATTCAAGTTATTCTGACAGTAATATTGATGAGGAAGAAGCATCAGCGATGCTTGGATTTGAACCTAAAAAGACAGCGTAATGGCAAAGAACACAGTTTTAATCAGTTCGGCGGCAAATATTATCGAGGATAGAGTTGCTGCCGGCACCATCACGCCGGGTATGCTTGTAGAGCGCGATTCCAGCGATCAAGTACAGGCACATTCTACGGCTGGAGGAATAGCAGAGAAGCTTTTTGCAATGGAAGATTTCTATCAGGGCAATGGGCTGTCTACCAACTACACTACGTCAAGTGACCGCGTACCTGTACTTAATGCACAGCCTGGCGATATTGTCTATGCAATTGCAGACGATACTACGGGGGTAGCGATAGCAAAGGGTGATTTTTTGGAGTCAGCCGGTGACGGTAGACTGCAACAGATAACCGCAACGACTACAGGTGCGGCAGAATACCCTAACAGTGTTATTGGCGTTGCTTTGGAGTCGGCCATCAATGGCAGCAGATTTTTGGTGAAAATAATTTAAATCTATAAATAATTATGGCACAAGAAACACAAGCACAAATTCAGGATGCTAAGAGCTTTCTGAATACTGCGCCAAGCAATAACATGAGACCCTTCTTTGACAAAAAAGGCAATTCATGTATGTATGTACACAACAAAGGCCCCAAGGATGATATTCGGAGCTATAAAAAGGTTCCTGTTCATAACGCGTCGTTGCGTTATGATGAATGGCGCGAGGTTGACAGGATGTTAGTGGGCCTTGCCGAACAGAGGCTGGTAGGATTTGCAGACCTGAGACAATTCGGGCTAGTACATTCTTTAAACAATCCATTGGCTACGACAGTACTTACTTATCAAAAGATGAGTGATGCCATGGAGGCTCAGATTTCCATCGACCCTATTGCCCAGGATAAGGGTGATAAGGTAGATATTTCTACGGCACACATCCCGATCCCGGTAGTTCATTCAGGTTTCCAGATTGGCGAGCGCGAGCTATTACAATCACGAAAACTGGGCAATGGTCTGGACGTTACAGGTGCCGAGCGATCAACTCGGAAGGTACTTCAAAAACTTGAAGACATGCTTTTCGGGGCAACTACTCTATACACCTATGGGGGAGGGTCTATATACACGTATATTACTGAGCCTAACATCAATACGGTGACGTTATCGGTAAATTGGGATGCATCGGCGAAGACTGCGGCTGGGATTATCGATGAGGTGCTGGCAATGAAATCAGCTCTAATCAATGATCATTATTTTGGCCCTTATGTGCTCTACATTCCTACGGATTACGAAACTGTCCTTGATGAGGATTATAATGTATCAGGCGCTTCACTGAAGACGGTACGGCAGAGAATCCTTGATATTGAAGGTATCTCCGCGATTCGTGTTGTAGATAGATTACCTGATGACAACGTGCTGCTGGTAAGTATGCAACGAGATGTCGTTGACCTTATCGACGGCATGGCTCCGCGTGTTGTCCAGTGGGATACTCAGGGCGGCCTAATGCATTATTTCAAGGTGATGGCTATTCAGTTGCCACGCGTGAAGAGTGACTACAATGGCGCGTCAGGTGTATGTAAGTTATCCGCATAGATTTTTTTTGGATTATACTAACCATGTGTAATTTATTTATAACTTAAAAAACTTTGACAACATGTCCGATGTAAACAAACAATATTTGTGGGAACGGAAAGAAGATGCCTTCGGAAGTTCTCTGTATATTCCGGCCCTGGGTAAGAACAGGCGGATAAAAAGGAAACAAAAGGTTAAAGCTTCCATTGCACAGCTGGGAACTAAGATCAATCAGTTCACGCCTTTGGAGGGCCAGCAGGTACCAGATGTTCCACAAGAATATGCAGAGGTAAAGACCTCGGTGGCAGTGCCGCCGGCCAATGAGACAGCCACCACACCGGATAGGTATGATGTAGTTCATATTGGTACAGGATGGTATAATGTCATATCTGCCGCGGGCAAGACCATGAATGTCAAGAAACTACGCAGCGAGGAGGCTCAGATTCTGAAGGCAGAATTGGAGAATAATAGCGTAGAGACTAAAGATGTTTAGTAGTGAAGATATGGCGAATCCCCGAGATGTGGAAAGATGGCAGCGCCTGGATCATCGGCGGTGGTATTTCGGTTATGCACCAGTTGGGAGTTCCACGTGAAACCATTGATCAGGTTTTATCTGGTGAAAAAGGTTTAGATGCCTACCTCCCTTACTTTGAGCCTCTGTATGATAAAAATGTAATTGGTGTAAATGCCGGCTTTCTGTTGGGAGATTTTATCTCAGTGCTTTATTATTGTGACCGGCAATTTTTCCGTGTCTTCTGGCGCAAGATAATTCAATTTAAAAATCTTAAGGTTACCGACTGCGGCAGTATAGACAGACCGTTGAGGCACCTGTCTCTTAATGTGAAGCGCATGAATAGAGATTCGCGCAACATGGGACTAAGTATTGATCCCCATGTTGTTCGCTGGAATCATAGCTCAGGTGCGGCGGCCATCAACTTTGCTACGCTGGCCGGGGCCAAAAAGATTTATCTTTTAGGCTTCGATATGAAGGCCGACGGTCAGGGACGTACACACTGGCATAAGACAAACACGCCAGTATATGCACGGCCCACCAATGAGGAAGCATTTAATAATTTTCTAAGGACATTCCCAATTATAAAACGGGACGCCGACAAGATGGGCGTTGAAATTATTAATGTAAATCCTGACAGTGCCCTGGATGTTTTTGAAAAGGTTTCATTTCAAGAAGTTATTAATGAGAAAGAGATACGACTGGCTGGTTAGCATGGTGAACAAAATGAAATATCGTTATGGTGCAGAGGTTGGCGCAGCCACCGGCAACACGACTATAAAGATTATGCAACAGTGCCCACTGGTTGATCTTATCATTGTCGATGACTGGCGGCATATAACAGGGTCTTCGCAATGGAACCGCCGTAGTATGAAAAAGATTTTTACAGATAAGCTGAAAAACTATGCTTATCGGTTAACCATTTTAGAGGGACTTTCATGGCACATGGCCTCCCAGGTGGGCCGGGAAAGCCTGGATTTTGTGTTTATAGATGCTTCTCATGACTATGACAGCGTGCTTAAGGATTTAATATCATGGTATCTTAAGGTAAGAGAAGGAGGTCTTTTCTGTGGTCATGACCTTAATCTTACAGGAGTTCGTGACGCCTTAAATGATTTTGGTATAGAGTACAAAGAATCAGGGGTAGATAATGTATGGTACATAGAAAAGTAAATATATTCTGTCTGTATTGGGTGGGCGAGTTCCGTGGCCGTGATTTTTGCATCCGCGACGTGGAACGACTATACTTTTCTGTGAAAAAACATATTGACAGGGATTTCACTTTCTATTGTCTCACCAACAGCAACGAGGGATTTCCCTGTTATGTGAAACCGATACCTTTACTGTATGGCTGGCCCGGATGGTGGAGCAAGGTAGAACTTCACCGTGCAGATCTTCCAGAAGGACGTGCACTATATCTTGACCTTGATTCACATGTAATGAGAAGCTTGAAGCCTATACTTGATTTTGAAGGTGACTTGGTGATGTTTCCCACTCCGATTCCTGAGCATAAATGGGAAAACCTGAGACGCAAAAATTGGGTATTAAAATATCAGGCCGCAACCATGCTTTTCACAGTTGGCTGCAGATCTATGCAAATGGTATGGAACAGATTTTTAGAGAGTCCTGAAAAGTGGATGAAAAAATATCGCAGCGAGCAGGACATCATGGGAGAATGGATACCTGACCAACCTATGTTTCCCACCGAATGGATGATGAAGCTGGGCAGTATATACCGGCATAACCTGAAAAATATTCCCAAGGAATGTATAATAGTAACGGGGCAGCCCCCACATAAAGGATTCAGGAAGACAGATAAATTAGACTGGTTTGAACCTATGGCACGATGAAACATGTAATATGCTTTTACTGGCAGGGTGAGCGGTGGTATCAGAAGACTCAACCGGAGGTTGATGATGTTTCATTTCGTAGGCATCTTGAAAGATGCGGCGGTGCTGACAAATTACTGATAGAAAGATATATCAATAATTTGTTTTCAGGCATTAAAAATCACTCTCATGAGCCGCTGAAATTTGTTTGTTTCACCAATGAGCAGCTGAATCTAAGCGGCGATATCGAGACAAGAAAAATAGAGTTCGTCTCACGGAAAGGCGTGCTTCCCAGGATGTACATGTTCAGTGAAAAATCGGGTCTTTTTGGAAATCAGGTCTTATGCCTGGATATAGATGTTGTCATAACCGGTGATATGACTGATATATTATCCTACGATGGATTGTACTGTACGAGAGCTTCTTTTGCCCCTCGGGAGCAAGGCACACTGGACGGCGACATTCAGGGGTTTTATGCCTGTGCGGATTTGGAGAAGATTCTATGGAAACCACTAGAGGAAACCCCGGCGGTGGTGGAAAGCATAACAACAGGTCGTGAGCGCTACTGGATAAGGCACGTAATGAAGCAGGCCGACGTTTGGCAGACCCTGTTTCCCGGTCAGGTGGTCAGCTACAAACGACATGTAAGAGGAACGCTGCCGGCTAATGCAAGAATTGTGAGTTGTCACGGTTACCCGCGACCTCATCAGATCAACGAGGAATGGATCAAAGAAAAATGGAAATAGTAAGCCCTATCATAATTACTGGAATACCGAGGTCAGGAACCTCATTGGTTTCAGGATGCATAAACATTTGTGGCTCCTTTGGAGGTAATATGGTCGCTGGCAACCATAACAACGCGAAAGGTTTTTTCGAAAATTTGCGGATAAGAGAATTGGATCGCAAATACCTGCGCGATATAGGTTACGATGCCAAAGGTCAGAACCCCATTCCGGAGAGCACGCAAAATCTAAACATTCCCTCGGGAAGGAGATCAAAAGTTATTGATTATATTTGCCAAGACGGTTATACATCAGGCCCGTGGTTTTTCAAAGTCGCCAAGGGGCCGTTAGTATGGCCCGTCTGGCATTATGCCTTTCCAAATGCCAAATGGATCATAGTTCGCCGCAGGTCAGTTGACATTGTGAATTCCTGTCTCAGGACGGGATTCATGAACGGGTACAGCGATTTTGATGGTTGGATGGGCTGGGTTAACACCTATGAGAAACGATTTGTGGAGATGATACAGTCTGGGTTAAATGTAAAACAGGTATGGCCAGAAAGGATGATAAAGGGAGATTACGAACAACTGTATGAAGTTATAGACTGGTTGGGGTTGAAATGGAAACAAAAAGAAGTCATTGAATTCTTAGACCCTAAATTATGGAAAACAAAAGTTAAGGAGGGACTTAATGTATGAGCGTAAGAACAAGCAATAGTGATGTGCAAGCTATCATTAACACGGCTTTGAGTGATACGGATATTCAATTCATCATCGAGCAAGCAAATCGCATGGTTACCGATACGCTTTCCGGTGAGGGCTTAAGTGCCGCACGTCTTAAGGATATTGAAATGTGGCTTGCTGCACACCTTATTGCTACCACTAAAGAACGTCAACCGTTAGAAGAGTGGGTCGGCGAGGTACGTGTTACGTTTGCACAGCAGCCCAAAGGCTTTATGAATCAGACTATGTACGGACAAATGGTTCTTAATCTTGACACTACGGGCAACTTCCAGGGTAATGAATTGAAGAAATCCCGGTTTTTCACTATCAAACAAACTTATGACGGAGGTAACGAACAGTGAATGTAGAGCAACTCATAAAGGTAAGAGGTAAAAATGATTATTGTGTGTACTGGGGTAGCCCGAACGCTACAGAGGATGGGTCTTTGTCGCTTGCAACTCCAGTAGAGATAAATTGTGTATGGTACGATACCAGCGAGGTCTTCAAAGATAAGAACGGAAAGGAGAAAGTCAGCAGGGCTAAGGTTTTTGTAACACAGGATATCGACGATGAAGGTATTCTGTATCACGGCAGGCTCGATGATTTGACGGCGGCACAGAAATCAAATCCATTAATATTAAATACCGCTTTCGAGATTGCAGCAATAAATAAGGTTCCTCAGTTGAGCTCAAATACAAATGTTTACGCAAGAAAAATAATGTTATAAAATGTTACGAGGTAAACGAAACGTCATGGCGAACTTGAAAAGACAGCACATGCTGATGCGCAAAAAAGCATTAGGGGGCATGATACAGGCTGCTATTATTGTTCGTCGTGATATGGACGCTACTCCGCCGCTTATCCCTGTGGATACGGGTATCTTACGAGCAAGTTGGTTTGTAACTACTTCGATGGGTGCCGTTACTCAAGGTTCAGGAGATCAGGGCGTAGTTGCTGCTGCATCGGCCAAGGCAAGATCATCGGCATCTCCCATGCTTGTAATGGGATTTTCAGCCTCCTATGGAGTTTTTGTTCACGAGATGAACTGGAAGGAGGGCTCACGACCTGGCAGCGGGCCTAAATTTTTTGAATCCGCATTAAATAGAAACAGGGCGGCTATGTCGCAGGTAATGGCAAATGCAATAAAAAGATGAATCCGACAAGCGAAGACGTATGTAACCTGATTGACGGGGTGAGCTCATTGGGACTCACCAAGCTGGATGGCACCGGCTCGGGAAATCTATGCTTCGGCAGGGAACCCACTAAGCCGGACAATATCGTAACCGTACAGGATAATCCCGGGGCAGCACCGATGCTGACCTTAAGACAGTCGGAGAGTTCATATTTTTACTCTTCGGTAAATATTAGGGTAAGGAACACCGATTACCGCACTGGGTATAGCGTAATAAAGTCTATTTTGGATTATCTTCACGGGCTAAGCGGCGTAACAGAGGGTGGAACTACGTACTTACTTTTTAAGGCGATGGAAGACCCTCAAATTTTGGCCTATGATGATAATGATAGGCCCATTTGGATATGTAATTTTGAAGTACACAGAAAATAAATGTTAAACTTAAATTTTTGAAATATGGCAACAAATGCAAAACCAGGAATTGGGTCGTATGTAGCATACTGGAATACGGTCGGTGCTGGATCGTGGGACACACTTGCCGAGGTGACACACATTGGCTGGAGTGGTTCCAGCCGGCAGACGATTGAAACTTTCGTCCTTAATAATGCTGATGACTATGTCA